ACCATTCTCAGGTGATATGATGAATCAAAGAGCTTTCCCACCTGATTTTATTAAGTTGATGAAGGATGTTGAGTATGATGTAATTTACTCACATTTACCTGATTGGGTTCAAGTTGGTAGATATAAGAAAAATGTTGATACAAAAATAATTGGATATTGTCATTGGTGGGAAATGAAATCTGCCAATGGAGTTGATAGGAGACCGGGCAAAGCAAAATGGATGTGGTTACCTATAGAATTATTAGGAGTATCACAAATGGATACTTGTTATCTTAATACGCAAGACCAAAAGAACAGAGTATTGGAAGAAGCTAGTGAAACTTTTAGTGAAGAGTTTGTTTCTGATTTAGATAATATTCTAAAGGTTTGGAATTTGGGTGTGGATAAATCTAAGATAATTGAGAAACCATCAGATGAAAAAAGAAATGTTATTGTATTCAATCATAGAGCAGCTGGTTACAAAGGTTATCCTGCTTTTCTAAAGTTGATGAGAGAATACAGAAAACAAAGAGAGGACTTTGTAGTATGGATTCCTCAGTTGGTTGGTAAATCACCTGAAACTTGGATTGATAATACAAAAGTTCCAAAGCATGAATACTACCAAAGATTACAGAATTGTAAAGTTGGTGTACAGATGAGACAAACAAATTATGGTTGGAGTGTAAGTGGTACGGATTGTATGATGAATGGTACTCCAATGATATTTCAGGACTCATTGTGTTATAGAGAGATTGACCCTAATGGGTTATTCTTCAAAAAGAAAACAGAATTTTTCGATTTGTTAGATAAAATGTTGGATGATGATATATTTAGATTTACCCACGAACTTCGTTCTTTAGAAAGAGCAAAAGAATTATCTACAAACGAAGGTAAAATGATTAAAGAACTTCATAAACAGTTAAATACTTAATGTACCAAAACGTATATTATCAAAGAGAAAAAAACTTAGTTCACCTTTGGGATGATAAATTAGGATATCGTTCTTTTCCATACACTCGTTATGCGTATGAAAAAGCAGATAGAGGAGAAGCAGTATCTTTGTACGGAGATAGATTAACAAAGATTTACAAATTCTCAAAAGATGACCCTAACTTATTTGAATCAGATGTACCTGAAACGACTAGAGTATTAGTAGATACTTATACCGATTCAGATTTACCATCAGAAGGACACGTAATTCTTACATATGATATTGAGTGTGAGATGGAAACTGGTTTACCAAATCCTGAAGAAGCTAAGAACGAACTAACTTCTATCGCATTACATGATTCAGCAACCAATCAGTATTGGGTGTTGGTAATGGATAAAGATGGTTTGATGGTAGAAAAGAAAACAGATAAAGCAATCGTAATCCCATTCAAAGATGAAAGGGATATGTTAATGAAGTTTTTAGAACTATATGAATATATCAATCCATCAATTGTTACGGGTTGGAATATTGATTACTTTGATACACCTATGTTATATAACAGAATCAAAAGATTATTAGGTGAAAGACATGCAAACAGATTATCACCTATTGGTAAATGTTTCTGGTCACCTTATAGAAAAAGATTCTTTATGGCTGGTGTATCTTATTTAGATTATTTAGCACTTTACAAAAACTTTACTTATACAGAGTTGGATAATTACCGATTGGATTCTATTGCTAACAAAGAGTTAGGGAGAGGAAAGGTAGAATATGCAGGTAACTTAGACCAACTATTCAGAGATGATATAGAGAAGTTCATTGAGTACAACTTAGTTGATGTTGAATTGGTTGTTGATATGGATAAGAAACTACAGTTCATCGATACGGCTAGAGGTATCTGTCATGCAGGTCACGTTCCATATGAGGATTTTGTTTATTCATCAAAATACTTAGAAGGGGCACTACTATGTTACCTTAAAAGGAAAGGTATCGTAGCACCGAACAAACCTGCTGACAGACAAGAGAGGATGCAAGCTCTAAGGGATAACAATGAAGAAAAATTCATTGGAGCATATGTGAAAGCGCCTATCGTTGGTAAGTACGAATGGATTTATGATTTGGATTTGACTTCTCTATATCCCTCTATCATTATGAGTATTAATATCTCACCTGAAACTAAAGTTGGTAAGATTGAAGATTGGAGTGCAGAGGATTTTGTAAAAGGTAAAAGAGATAAATGGATTATTAATGGAGATACAATTACGCAGGAGAATCTCAAAAAGTTCTTTGATAAATCAAAGTTTTCAGTAGCATCAAATGGTGTATTATATAGAACAGATACAGTTGGTTGTATACCTGATATCTTAGATATTTGGTTCAATCAAAGAGTTGAATTCAAAAATCAAATGAAAGAGCATGGAAAAGCAGGGAACAAAGCAAAATATGAATGGTATAAAAAACGTCAGTTGGTACAGAAGATTCTACTTAACTCTTTATATGGGGTGCTTGGTCTTCCTGCCTTTAGGTTCTATGATGTTGATAATGCTACCGCTGTTACCACGACAGGACAAACAGTTATTAAATCAACTGCTGATATGGCTAACATCAAGTACAATAAGGAGCTTGGTGATAGTACTTTGGATTCTAACATATACATCGATACTGATTCTGTATTCTTTTCGGCAGTACCTTTATTAGATAAAAGGATACCTAATTGGAAAGATAATGAGCAGGATACTATCGCTGGATTTGTAAATGATATAGCAGAAGAGATGCAGGATTATCTAAATGGATTCTATGATATTTTATCTGAAAAAGTTTTCAATGTAGATAAAGATAAACATCGATTTGAAATTAAAAAAGAATATGTTTCAAAGAGTGGTATTTGGATAGCAAAGAAAAGATATGCTCAATGGATTATTTCAGATAATGGAGTACCTGTTGATAAATTAGATGTAAAGGGATTAGATGTTGTTAGGTCATCTTATCCAGCAGCTTTTAGAAAGTTTATGAGTGAAGTACTCATTGATATTCTGAAAGGTAATACTGAAAGTGAACTAACTGATAAGATTTGGGGATTCAAAAAAAGTTTATCTGAAATGAATGTTGTACAAATCGCAAAAAATACATCGGTTAAAAATCTAACAAAGTACTTACCGAAAGGTAAACAACAAAGAATGTTTCAATTTAAATCAGCAACACCAGCTCACGTCAAAGCAGCTATTGCTTTCAATCAATTATTATCTCACTACAAATGTGAGATGAAATATGAACCGATGAAAAATGGTGATAAAGTAAAATGGGTTTATTTAAAACAAAATCCATTAGGTTTAGATGGAGTAGCATTCAAAGGTTATGATGACCCAAAAGAAATTATGGAATTAGTCAATACATACATTGATTATGATAAAATCTTTGAAAGAGAACTTCTAAAGAAATTAGAAGATTTCTACAACGCAATGGATTGGGGTGAAGTTTTATCCTCAACCAAAACAGCTGAAAAGTTTTTTGCTTTTTAATTTGGAAATGTGAAAAATTTTTCGTATATTAGTATAAATTTAAAATTAGTAAAAGGATAATTATGGAAAAACAAAAACTAAATGGTTTCATTAGTAGATATAATCTCGGTGGTGAGGTTGAATCTGTAATGTTAACTTCAACCGATGATTCAGTATCGGTTAAAATGATTTCAGATGACAAAACTCTATTGGGTGATGTTACTGTAACTGAAAAAGATTTCCCATCAGGTGAGTTTGGTATCTATACCACTTCTCAGTTGAAAGGATTGTTAAGTGTATTAGATTCATCAGTTAAGATAGAAGAAACAACAGGCGCTCTTAGATTTAGTGATAAGGGAACTAAGGTTCAGTATATGTTAGCTGCACCATCTGTTATACCAGCGGTACCTGATTTAAAAGAACTTCCTCCATTTGATGCTAACATTACATTAGATGATGAGTTTATTAACAAATACATCAAGTCTAAGGGAGCATTGGCAGATGCGGATACATTTACATTCACTTGTAAGAATAACAAAGGAGAAATCATCTTAGGTTATTCATCAATTAATTCAAACAGAATTTCTATTTCTGTAAATTGTAGTTGTGATAATGATATTGAACCAATAGCATTCTCAGCTAAGTATCTAAAAGAAATATTAACTGCAAACAAAGGTTCAAACAAATCATCACTTAAAATTTCATCTAAAGGATTAGCGCATGTAGGATTTGAAGATGGTGATTATACTTCTAACTATTATTTGGTGGAGATTAAATAATGAGTTTTTGGGATACAGAACCAGCTAAACCTCAATTCGTATTTGAAGATGAGAAGAAAAAACTCATTGATAATATGGATTACCTCATGCAGATGTCTGTAGAGGAACAAACTCTGTACAAAAAGTGGGTAGAGTTGCAGGAAGATTCTATGCTTAGAGATAAATCTACAATAGCATCTTACTACGATTGGCAGTGGAGACCTACAGATATCAACAATAAAGAACTTACAATCAAAGAGATTGAGGAATTAGAACCCTATGTTGAAATCGTTGAAGATAAGAATGAAGCTACAAAGTGGACTCATCTTAGAAGAATGATTCATACAATGAGTTGGACAGCTAATCCTGGTCGAAATGTTAAGTTGTTTGTTAAGGATAAAAAGAGTGGTAAACTTTTGGGGATGGTATCACTTGCATCTGATGTAACATCAATGGGTGTAAGAGATAAATATATTGGCTGGACTAAGGATGATAAATTCAAAAAAGGTAAACTAAACTTTACAACTATCGCATCTACGATTGTTTGTACACAACCTTTAGGATTCAATTTCTTAGGAGGTAAACTTACCGCTATGATGACCACTGTACCTGAGGTTAGAGAATATTGGAAAAAGAAATATGGACAAACTCTTATAGCAGTTGGTACAACTTCTTTGTATGGTATTCATTCTCAGTATAATGGTATCCCACATTTTAAAACTTTGGGTGAATCAGCTGGAAAGATATCAATCAAACCAGATGATGAGTTCTATGACCCGTGGCACCAATGGTTGAAAGAAAACAGAGAAGATTGGTATAAGAAACACATTACCGAAGAGAGAGAAAGAAATGGTAAGAGTATGGGTTATGAAAGAAACGGACCTGTTAGTGGTATCAAACAAAAGATTTTAGGACAAATCTTTAAAGAGTGTGGTATCAAACAATCCAGTTATCATCATGGATTTAAAAGAGGAGTGTATCTTGCTATGATGTATGAAAACGGACCTGAGTTTCTTCGTTCAGAAATTGAAGAAAAAGATTTAAAGATGAAGAAGAAATTTGAGGATGGTATTGATTACATTAATAAGTGGTGGAAACGACAAGCCATCAAAAGATATACTAAGTTACATGATTCTAATCGATTGAAGCCAGAACATCTATATTATATAGATGCCATTGGTATGGATTGGGATACTATGAAACAAAATTATTTAAAAGAAGTCGGAAGATAGGGGAAGTGAGCATCCTATATAGTAACTCACAAAATTTTTGTTTGGTAAATCCAAATTTAATCTAAAAACCCAAAGATTAATTAAATTAGAGGTTAAGATTAAATTCAACACAAAAAATCAAATTTTGAAAGAATGGAGAATAAATGGCATTTTTCGAACAAAAGGAAGAAATGGTTGACAACTCATTATGGGTTGAAAAATACAGACCAATTAAATTAGATGATTATGTTGGTAATGAACATCTAAAAGAAAAAGTAAGCGGTTATATAGAAACAGAGGATGTACCACACCTTTTACTATTTGGTAGAGCTGGTACTGGTAAAACAACTTTGGCTAAACTTATTGTTAAATCTATAGAATGTGATTATATGGTTATAAACGCATCTGATGAAAACAATGTAGATACCGTTAGAAACAAAGTTAAAAACTTTGCATCATCGCAAGGTTTTAAAAAGTATAAAATTATCATCTTAGATGAATTTGATTATATGACACCAAACGCACAAGCGATACTTAGAAATCTAATGGAAACATTTTCTAAACATTGTAGGTTTATTTTAACCTGTAACTATGTTGAAAAGATTATTGACCCAATCCAAAGTAGATGTCAAACCTTTCAAATCGTACCACCATCTAAAAAAGAGGTAGCAGTACAATTAGATAAGATTCTAAAATCAGAGGACGTAAATTATGATGTAAAGGATTTAGTTCCAATCATAGATTCATCTTATCCTGATATTAGAAAAGTTATAAATACTTGCCAATTGAATTCTGTTAAAGGAGTGTTAAAACTTTCAAAGAATGATTTGTTGGATTCTGATTTTAAAACTAAGATAGTGGATATCTTAAAAGCATCAGATGATAGTAGAAACAAATATATGAAAATCAGACAAACTGTAGCTGATTCGAAGGTGCAAGATTTTACTGAGATGTATTCTCTTCTCTATGATAAAGTAGATGAATATGCTTCAGGTAAAGTGAGTGGAGTAATTTTAGTATTAGCAGAAGGACAACATAGAGATGCTTTAGCAGTCGATAAGGAAATACCCTTTATGGCTACAATACTAAACATTTTATCAACAATTAATAAATAGATGGCAAAAATTATAGGAGCAGGTGGTGTAGGAACACAACCACCTCAACAACCCAAGTTAGATATGAATACTTCTAAACCAATGGTGTGTAAACATTGTGGTTATGATGTATTTATAAATGGAGCAAAGTTTAGAACAATATCAAGATTAGCAGCAGGTACACCACAAGATGTAATGATACCAATAGAGGTTTATCTATGTGGTGAGTGTGGAGCAGTTAATGAAGATTTATTACCTGATGAAGTTAAAAAGTTAGATAAGAAAAATGGCTAAATCATTATTTGACCACATAAAGGCAATCACAAACGAACAGAATCCAAAGTACTTTGATACATTAGAAGAAGCAGATATGAAGAGTTGGTCTAATTATATGATTCACAGATTTCTTTCTATGAATCCTGATTGGATTGATTTGATAGCTGAGTTACAACCTTATACACAATCACTTCCACCCAAAGCATTGTATTTAGCATACATTGGTATTTTACCAAAAGGTAGACATTATCTCAGATATGTTAAGGGTAAGAAAACAGATAAGTATGAAGATTGGTTAGTAGAACTAATGGTTAAAGATTATCAATGTTCTAAAAAAGAAGCAAATGAGTATTTAGAAATACTTTACAACAGTAGAGAAGGTAGAGAACATATTAAGTATGTTTGTGAGAAGTACGGAACAGAGAAAAAACAAATCACAAAATTAAAATTAAAGGTATAAATATTTGGAAATATCAAATATTTTTCGTATATTTGTTAAAATATAAAAGTTATAAATGCAGGAGATAGATAATTTATCAAAATTTGGTAATTCATTTCAATCAAAGGTAGTATCAGCATTACTTACTGATGGTAAGTTCTTAGAAAAACTTTCTGAGATATTATCACCAAAGTTTTTTGAATCAGAAGCAAACAAATGGATTGTTGATGAAATCATTGATTATAATGAAGAGTTTAGAAAACCACCTACTATGGATGTTTTCAAAGTTAAACTTTCTAAATTAGATAATGATATTCTAAAAACTACAGTTGTTGAACAACTTAGACATGTTTATACTCAGATTGGTAATGTAGATTTAGATTACATTAAAAAAGAGTTCACCGCATTTTGTAGAAACCAAAATCTTAAACAAGTAATCCTTCAATCAGTTGATTTACTAAAAGCTGGTAACTTTGATAGGATTAAGGATTTGGTTGATAAAGCTATGAAGGTTGGTACTGAAACTGATTTAGGACATGATTATAAGGATGATTTTGAATCACGTATAGAAGATGTTAAGAGAGATACAGTTCCTTCTGATTGGCAACCACTAAACGATTTGATGGATGGTGGTTTAGGACCTGGTGAATTGGGAGTTGTAGTAGCTCCATCGGGTGTTGGTAAAACTTGGATTCTAACGGCTTTAGGGGCATCTGCGGTAAGACAAGGTTTGAGTGTTGTTCACTACTCACTAGAGTTATCTGAACACTATGTAGGACAAAGATACGATACAGTATTCTCAAAGATACCTTCGGCAAATATAAAAGAAAAGAAAGATGAGGTTAGGGAAAAGATTAAATCACTAAAAGGTAATCTTCTCATTAAATATTTCCCACCTAAAGGTGTATCCGCTAAAAAGGTTGCACAACATATTGATAAGATGATAGCTAACGATAACAAACCAGATTTGATTATTATTGATTATGCTGATTTGTTACTATCACATTCAAACAAAACTGATTCTACTTATGCAGAGCAAGGTGGTGTTTACATCGACTTGAGAGGTTTGAGTGGTGAGTATGGGATTCCCATATGGACAGCATCACAAACCAATCGTTCAGCAATAGATTCAGAAGTTATTGAAGCTGATAAAATTTCAGATTCTTACGCAAAAGTAATGAATGCTGATTTCATTATGAGTTGGAGTAGAAAGAGTAAAGATAAACTCAATAATACTGCAAGATGCCACGTTATGAAAAACAGATTTGGACCTGATGGTATTACCTTCCCTTGTAAGATGGATACTAATACTGGATTCATAGAAGTTTATGATGGAACTTCCGCTGAAGGTATGTTATCAACCAAAGAATCTGCTAGTGGTAATATTGAAAGAAAGCAATTATTACATAAAAAATATGTGGAGAGTATGAACTTTTAAAAGAAAAACTAAAATTTAACTATGGAACATATTTGTTTTTGAATATATACTATAGTTATATCTACGAACACTAAATAAAGGAAAATTAATTATGGCAAAATCACAAGAACTTTTCGAACAAATCAAAGAATTATTTATCGAATTTGAAACAGAACACAATGGTAGCTCAAAAGCTGCAAAATCAAGAGCTAGAAAAGCTATTGGTGAAATCAAAAAATTAGTTACAGATTATCGAAAAGCATCTGTGGAAGAAAACAAATAAAGGTTATAAAAATATGAGCAAATTATTCGAAGAACGAGTCCCGTTCAAACCATTTGAGTATCCGATATACTACAATGAAGGTTGGTTAAAACAAGCACAAGCATTTTGGCTCCATACTGAAATCCCAATGCAAGGGGATGTGAAGGATTGGAATGAAAGATTAACTGATTCCGAAAAGAATCTGGTAGGTAATATCCTATTAGGATTTGCACAAACAGAATGTGCAGTATCAGATTATTGGACTAATATGGTTACGGACTGGTTTCCTAAACATGAAATAAGACAGATGGCAATGATGTTTGGTTCACAAGAAACTATTCATGCAACTGCATATTCTTATTTAAACGAAACTTTAGGATTGGATGATTTCTCAGCATTTTTACATGAACCTGCAGTAGCTGAAAAGTTTGAGTTACTGACAGCAACTTCCGCAGAGTGGAAACACACAGACTTACAAAAGAACGAAAAAGCAAGACAGGAAGTAGGTAGGAGTTTAGCAATCTTCTCAGCATTCGCTGAAGGTGTATCTCTTTACTCTTCCTTTGCTGTTCTTTACTCATTTCAAATGAGAAACAAACTAAAAGGAATCGGACAACAAATGAAATGGAGTGTAAGAGATGAATCACTTCATAGTAGAATGGGATGTCAATTATTC